CTTTATAAGGTGCTTATCCGCAGAACAAAACTGTACCCCTAAATTGTGGCACCATGGACTAACGTTCATGCGAACGCAATCAAAATTGCTTTGCAATTATGACAATCAAAAATCAGAAAAATGAAAGCCAGTGGGTAGTTTCTGTAAGGAAGCTACTACCGGTGATCAACTATCTGCATTTGAAAGATCCATATGATAATGTAGATGAATTCTGTCATATCATTCTTCACTTATTAAAAAATAAGGGAGAAGACCGGTCTATCCAAATACTCAAAGAGTATAGGTTAGCCGTTCAACAGTTTGCTTTGCGGCAAACTGTCACAAATATTCCTTTCTGTAAAACAGATAAGGATGGTATTCCGAAAGCAATTCGCTTTCTGAAACCAGACAGAAATATCAGAATACAAGTAATGTATACTATGTCAGCCTTACGGCTGATAGAGGAATTTAGGTGTAAACCTAAGTACCTCGTTAGTACGATTACCGCTGATTCTGACGCTAAGCAAGATTTGCTTAACGAAATAACAGCTTACATCCGGGGTAACCCACGAATTCTAAAGGTATTACCTAAAGAATTAATGGAACCCCGTCTCGTGCTTAGTAATAAGGCAGGTCCTAATGGTCCTGCCTCAATTACGTCTCTCCAAGACTTAGCAGCCTTACGGCTACCAGGAAATGAAGAGCTATACGAAGAAGTTAGGGAATTTATCAAAGATAATCTCCTTAAAGTCGACGTAGATAAGTACGAGAGTCCTAGTGGAGAGTTTATTAACTCAAAACTAGTTCTGCTTAGTGATAAAGCGTGTAAAACACGAGTTATTGCTATTGCAGATTGGTGGTCTAATGTATGTCTTTCAGGTATTCATGATACCTTTATGAAAGCACTTAGAAGACTACCAAACGATGTAACGTATTTCCAAGACAATATCCCGACCCTAGTAAAGGGGTTAGGAGATTGCCTATACAGTTCCGATATGACAGCATTTACTGACAGATTTCCAGTTGAACTGGAAGTCGAAGTCATCAATGCTGCATACGGAGCTAAAATAGGTAAGATGTGGAAGACTATCGTCAGCCATAGAGAATTCTACCATGAGAAAGGTAGCGTTCGATATAAAGTAGGCAACCCAATGGGGCTTTTGAGCTCCTGGGCTGTATCTACTTTCACACATCATGTTGTAAAAACATGGTGTGCGCATAAATGCGGTATAAGAAACTCAAAAAGTTATAAGTATCTTATACTGGGTGATGATACCTTAGATTCAAGAAAGGATGTATACGAAAAATATATACAAACGATTAAGGATCTAGGGGTTTCCATATCTACATCGAAATGCACTCAAAGCGAACACGGTTTTGCCGAATTTGCCAAGAGACTCTTTAAACCAGAAGGAGAGGTAACTGGGTTACCAGTCCATCTTCTCTGCGGTTTGAAGAGTAATCCAGAACAAGTTTTAGAACTTGTAAGGATTTGCAGATCGAGAGGGTACGAGGACTCTGTTCTCGGCCCGGCCTTGGAGGTCCTACTATCTAAAGGGTTCATTTCTGAACCTAAGATGGTAGCTGATATTTTAAGTTTACCAGAAACCATTTCTAATGCGCCACCTTTATTCAAGGAGGGTAACACTAGCAAATGGACAAGTACTCTTTTTGAGTATGGTGAAACATACCAAGAGAAAATCCTTGCGATTGCAAGGAAACACTTGTTCTGGAAACTTACTGAGAAGTTACAAGTTTCTCAGGGTCCAAAGCATATCAGTCCGGTGGTTATAGATAATAATCATCCCTTGGTCTTTGCACTAAATGAGCGCATTGACCTCTACCTACCTGCCGACGCATACTGCGACGAGACGTGGGAAGAGGATGAATATTATATATATGACCGCTGGATGGAGGGAGATTATCAACACTTGTGTAATATACCAAGTGTTGACACTTACAAATATTACAATCGTGGGCATAAGCTCACAAAATGTAATTTTGATGTTGCAAAACTCGTTTTGCGTATTGCAAACGGGAATTGTAATATCCCTCTGACTTTTAGGAAAAAGTATACAAATGAAAATTTGTATGACATTGCCCTTGAGTCAATCACACCTAAGCGCGATCAC